CGAAGCCGACGTAGAGGTTCACCGCGTCGTTGGTCACGTGCAGGTTCTGGATGTCCAGTTGCGGATGCTCGGGGACCTGCACGTCCGCGGCGTCCGCGTCGATGTTGTTCACCGGCAGGAAATCGTTGATTCCGTCGATGACGATGGTCTGGGGGGCCTGGGCGAGGGCCGTTCCGGCGAAGACCAGCAGGGCGACGACGCCCAACAGTCCCCAGCGGTTGATTTGGCGGTGATACATCGGGTTCCTCCTCATTTGACGAGCGACAGGGGACGGGTGGTGGTCCGTCCGTTCCAGATCAAGCGGCTGAAGTAGGTGCCGGCGGCCACGCGCATCCCCGCGTCCGACCGGCCGTTCCAATGGATTTCGTGCAGGCCCGGCCGCGTTCGGCCGGTCACCAAAGTGCGGACCAGCCGGCCGCGCAGGTCGTAGACGGCGAGATCCACGGCCACCGGGGCCGAGCCGGGGACCTCGAAGCGGATCATGGTCCCGGGGTTGAAGGGATTGGGGACGTTGGGCAGCAGCCGGGCGAGGGCCGCCGTCGGTGCGATGCGAGGCAGGGGATCGACACTACTCACGGGGCCCAGCGGCTTGAAGTCCGATGAAGACAAGCCTGGCCTTCTCCGCAAAACACTAGGGGGTGCATGATGGCTGAAGCCGCACAAGTAATACCCTTCCGAGGGAACGGCCGGCTAAGATCGGAGAAGGTCCAGGATCTGCTCCGGCAGGCCTCCGGCATCATGGCCGAGATGACCAACGATGCCGCGACCTGGATCCCGCACTGGAAGGACATCTCCGACTATATGCTGCCCTGGCGTGGCATGTACATGACCGAGGGGGCGATGCCCAACATCGGGAGCAAGCGCCACGGGAACATCATCAATGGCACCGCTAAGCGCGCCCTGAGGACGCTGGCTGCCGGCATGCAGGGAGGCCTGGCCTCACCATCAAGGCCCTGGTTTAATCTCACCCTGCGCGACAAGGAGCTCGCCAAATACGGCCCCGTGAAAGAGTGGCTGCACGAGGTCCAGGACCGCATGTATACGGTGCTCAACGAGTCCAACTTCTACACCGAGATCCACGAGCTGTATGAGGAGTTGAGCGGTTTCGGCACCGGCTTCATGTATGTCCAGCCCAACGGTCGTATGGGGGTGCGCTTCAAGGCCTTCACGGTCGGATCCTACCTGCTGGCCTGCGATCAGTTCGGCATGCCCGACTCTGTTCTCCGGATGGAATGGCAGACAACGCGCCAGCTGGTGCAGCGCTTCGGCAAAGAGGCTCTCCCGGACGAGATCCAGATGAAGCTGAAGGGAGGCACCGAAACCAAGGCCAGGCTGGAGTATCATCGCATCAACCATTTGATCATGCCCAATGAGGACTTCACCGGCTTGACGCCGCTCAACACCGACATGCCATACACGAGCCTCTGGTGGATGGATGGCAAGACCGACCAGGCCCTCCGCTTCTCTGGATTTGACGGCTTTCCTGGGGCCGCTGCGCGGTGGAACACGACCGGGTCCCACACCTATGGGAACAGCCCCGGCATGGACGTCCTGGGTGACGTGAAGGAACTCCAGCGGCTGTGCATGGACATGTCGGTGGGCGTCAATAAGGGCGTCAACCCTGCGACCGTTGGCGCGATCGGCCACCAGCGTATGCTGCAGACCTTCGCCGGCGGTCAAAACGAGGCGCCCAACCCGCATGCTGCCCAGTTCGGCATGCGCAAGCTCTACGACATTCAGCTGGACCTGTCAGCGGCGGCCGCCCACAAGCAGGACCTGATCATGGAGATCCGCGAGGGGCTGTACAATGACCTCTTCCTCATGCTCGCCGATCGCAACCCGAAGACCGCCACCGAGGTCGCCGAGATGCACGAGGAGAAGTTGATGATGCTGGGGCCCGTCATCGAGCGTCAGTTCTTTGAGCTCCTGGACCCGGTCCTGCAGCGCGTCTACCTGGTGGCAGAACGCCAGGGAATGCTCCCGCCGATGCCGGATGAGCTTGACGGCTTGACGCTCGAGATCGAGTACAAAAGCCTCCTGGCCCAGGCGCAAAAGCTGGTTGGCGTGGATGCCATCCGCAGCTATGTCGGGTTCGCGGCCGAGCTGGCCACGACACAGATGAACCTCCAGCAGCCGCCAACGGCCTGGGATAGCGTCGATGAGGACGAGGTGATGAAGGCTTTCCACGACTCCATCGGGGCGCCGCCGAAGCTGCTCAGGACCATGGACAAGATCAAGAAGCTCCGGATGCAGCGCGCGCAGATGCAGCAGGCGCAGATGCAGGAACAGCAGCAAATGGCGCAGATGCAGAAGATGCAGGCCATGAGTCAAATGGATACCAGCGGCGGCAACGCCCTGGCAGACCTCAAAGACAAGATGGAGGCATAGATGTCGCACGTAGATCCACTGGCTGACCGAGAGGTCGATCTCTTTTCTAACGAGTATCTCATGAAGCCCAGGGCCGTCGAGGAGGCCATGAAGAAGCTGCGCGAGATGGGCGACGAGCAGGACTTCAGGCGCAAAATATCCGAGACGTTCTCGAGCAAAGCCGGCCTCGATGTGCTCGAGTGGCTTCTCGAATCACTACGGATACACGCAACCGCGTTCACGGGGAACGCATACACCAATTACAACTGCGCGTTGAAGGACTTCGCGGGTGAGCTGCACGACCTGGTCCTCCATGCGAACCCGATCCTGGCTTTCCGGTTAACCAAGCGCCGGTACATTCGATCGAGGAACGCGGACCTGGACGTCCAAGCGCGGTTGGAATCATTCATCCAAGAGGAGGAAACAAAGTGATTGTACCTAAAGCATTAGACGACATGACTTTCTTCGCACCAGACACGCTTCTCGGTGGACAAGCAGCCGACGCGGGGGCCAGCGGTGGCGATGCAGGAGGCGAAGGTGGAGATGCTGGCGGTGAAGGTGACGCCGGCGAAGGCGGGGCTGCAGGTGGCGAAGGCGGCTCTTCCGCTCCGGAGTGGCTCGGATCCCTCTCTGAGGACATCCGCGCAGATGAAAGCCTGGCGGCTTACGAGTCGCTGGATGACCTGGCAAAGTCGCACCTCGAGCTCAAGGGCAAGGTTCCCGTGATTCCCGAAAAAGCGGATGGCTACACGCCTCCGGATGGGGTCATGGACGAGCTCAAGGGCATGGAGGGCGTCGATGCGGATGGCGTCATCAAGGCCTGGCAGGAGAATGCCCACAAGTATGGCATGCGACCGGAGACGGCACAGAAGCTGCTCCAGGACGAGATTAAAAATGCCAAAGAAGCAAAGGGCAAACAGGAGGAAAGGCTGTCGAACCACATCAAGGAGAGCGTCCAGAAGACGACCGAAGCTCTGAAGCAGGAGTGGAAGGGCGACTTCCAGGCCAACCTCGATGCGGCCGACCAGGCGCTTTCCCGCATCTTCAGCCAGCCCGTCATCGATGCCATCAAGCTGTCCGGCATGGCTTTCAATAAGGACTTCATCCTGGATCTGCACAAGCTCTCGCCCCATGTAACCGAGGACATGATCGACAACCTCGGTGGCGCGAAGCAGGCGGCAGCTGAAGTGAAGAAGTCCATCGCCGATCGTATGTACAAATAACAGCCAAGGCCCAAGGAGGTCCTGGCAACCCCAAACGAAAGGAATGTGAATCATGGCAACACGAAACACGCTGGCCCTTAGCCTGGCAGATTGGGCGAAACGAGTTGACCCGAATGGCTCCACGGCAGCCGTCATCGAACTGATGAACGAAACCAACGAGCTCCTGGACGACATCGTCTGGGTCGAGGGCAATCTGCCCACCGGCCACCGCACCACCGTTCGCACCGGCCTGCCGACGCCTACCTGGCGCAAGCTGAATTATGGCGTCCAGCCCTCGAAATCCACGACCGCCCAGGTCGATGAGGCCCTTGGCATGCTGGAAGCCTATGCGCCCATTGACAAGTCCCTGGCGGACCTCAACGGCAACACCAAGGAGTTCCGGCTCTCTGAGGATCGCGCTCACATCGAGGCGATGAACCAGGAGTTCATGGATACCCTGTTCTACGGCGACAGCTCTACTGACCCCGAGCAGTTTATGGGTCTTGACGTTCGCTATCCGGATCTTTCCTCGCCGCACGTCATTGGCGCAGGCGGGGGCGGCGACGACGTCACCAGCATCTGGTTGCTGGTCTGGAGCTACAACACCATCCACGGCATCTTCCCGAAGGGCAGCAAGGCCGGCATGCTGGTTGAAGACAAAGGCCAGGTCCAGCTGTACGACGCGGCCGGCGGCAAGTACGAAGGCTATGAGACTCACTACAAGTGGGATTGTGGCATCGCGGTTCGCGACTGGCGCTATGCGGTTCGCATCGCCAACGTCGAGCTTGCCGGCACCGATGACAACTGGCTGGACAGCACCAACCCGACCGCCTGGAAGATGATCGAGGCGATCAACAAGATCCCGAATCTCAACATGGGCAAGCCCGTCTTCTACTGCAACCGCACCATGAAAACGCAGATGGACATCGCCGCTTATGAGAAGTGGGGTGGCTTTAAACTGGAAGAGATCTTTGGCCGCAGGGTCACCACCTTCCAGGGCATCCCGGTACGTCGTGTCGACGGCCTGCAGGCTGAGTCTGCGCTGACCTAAGCTCCAACGCCTGATGGCGTAGTATAAAGGCGAGGGGCCGGCCTACGGGCCCCACAATCGCAATTAATTCTCTCGAAAGGAGATTTTACCATGTACGTCGACCACAACAACGTTTACAGCGAGGACCAGGCAATCACAGCCGACGCGACGAGCACCAACGTCGTCAAGGTCGGGAACATCGGCGTTGGCCGTGGCGAGCCCATGAAGCTCGTGCTCCAGGTCACCGAGGCCTTCAATACGCTGACCAACCTCATCGTGTCCCTGCAGGCCGACTCGGTCGTCACCATGGACGACACGGTCCAGACCGTATTGTCCAAGACCATCCTTCTGGCGGACCTCACGCTGGGGGCCCAGTTCGTTCTCGGTGAGGCCGAGATCCTGAACCCCGAGACTGACATCTTCACCAACATGAAGTATGACGTCACGGGCTCCAACCCGACCACGGGCGAGCTCAACTGCTTCTGGACGAAGGATGTGCCCATCGTTAAGGCGCCCGAAGACTTTGGTCTGACCAGCGGCGTTCCGACATACTAAGCCCCTACCCATCGGTGGGGGGTTGTTCCTCCTCGATGCAGCCCTCCTGGGGATAGCCAGCCCTGGGAGGGCATACTTTCATTGAAAGGAGTACGACATGGCAGAGGAAGAGAAGGCACCAGAGGTCAAGCGGTATATATGTCGGAGACGACGCCACTGGATTCCGCCCAGCGGACCTGGTCGCTCGCGCCGGCGCTGGACGGTCGGCATGATCTACGAGGGCGTGGACACGCCGCCCAAGGAGTATTTTGACCTGATCAATGACGCCCAGGAGAAGGCCGACATGGAAGAGGCCGAGCTCCAGAAGTTCATGCAGCCGCAGACGTTGCTCGAGGAGCAGCTGCTTGCCATGGACAACAAGAAGCAGGTCGTCGGGTTTATCACGCAGCGGTTTCCTGATGAAGTCGAGAAACGCGGTATCAGCGAGAGCATGACGCGCTTCGAGCTCAACAAGGTCGCTTTTAAACTCCTGCGCAAGGAGTAGCCCTTTACTGAACACCAGCTGGGGCCTACGGGCCCCATAAGCAAGGAGGCTCAGATGAGACGCATTGTTTTGATCATGGCAGCTATTATGCTGCTTTTTTCTTTCACGGCTATGGCGGGAAGCATAACAGATGGAGCGGGGCCTCCGAGCGATGCGATCGGGGCTGATGGGGATTACTACCTCGACACGGTGACCCGGCTCATGTACGGGCCCAAGACCGGTGGCAGCTGGCCGGCCATCGATCGGCCTTATGAATACACCATCCAAACGCTGACCAATGTGCCGGTTGCCGACGTGGACAAGTTCATCGATGCCGAGGAGACGGTGGACGGCGCCCTGGCCGGCACCGACGCGAACCCGCTGTTTGCTCGCAACCTGGTCTATGCCATCACCGATGCCGACACGTCGATCGACGCCTTCACCCTGGTGATCGTCGGGACCGACCAGTTCGGCAACCCGATCAGCGACACGTTCACGTTTGCGGACGGGCTTACCGGGTCCACGACCCAGGCCTATATGACATTCACATCGGCAACGCTCAGCGACGTGAATGGCGCCACCGAAACCGACGACGTCATCGATATTGGAGAGGGCGTCCTCATCGCGCTTGGACAGGACCTGGGTGACAACGGGGCCGATACCGGCGTCTATCGGTTTGTCGTGGGAACCACCATCACAACGATCCCAGCGATCGATACTGACGCCAACACCATCGACCTGACGGACAGTGCCCCCGATGGTTCCAAGGACTACACGATCTACATGAAGGCCCTGCGGTAGGACCGACAGGGTGCATAGGGAGAAACCAATGAAATACGCATCAATCCTATTCCTGGCGATCTTTTGCCTGCTCTTTACTTTCCCGGCGGTCGCCCAGGACGCCATCGACAAGGTCATCGATGTCCGCTGGCAGACCGAGGGCGCCGAGCCCGATGTCGCATCCTACCAGCTCTATGCCGGCGACTCAGACACGACCCTGGTCGCGTTCGGCGAGCCCATCCCCTACAACCCAAATGAGCCGGATGCTGCCGAGCAGCTGACCGCTGACTACACGATGACGGTTCCCGCCGGCGAGGTGGTGACCAAGTGGTTCTCTGTAACCGCGATCGACACATCCGGAAACGAGTCCGACCTGGCGACGCCCGTATCGGTAATGGTCGACAACCAGCCACCGGCAGCGCCTCAGGGCCTATCGGTCACGATCAGGCTTATCGTTCAGTAAGGGGGCTCCTTGGAGGCTGAAATAATAGCACAACCAATAATGCTGGACTTCAGGGCCCTGATCACCATATGGGGGCTGCTCACGTTCATGTTCACCGTGGGCGGCGTCTATGCCACAATCAGGTTCGGCCTGAAGACGCTGACCGAGAAGCAAGCCGAGCTGGCGGCGCGCATTGATGGCGTCGATGTTCGGCATAAGTCCTACGAGGTCGCTACAGAGGCCCGTGCTGAGAAGATCCGCATCGAGGCGGCCAAGCACCAGGAGGACGATCGCCGGTACCTGGAGAGCGCCCTCAAGAGCGTTGAGACGACGATATCACAGCGGCTTGACGGGCAGGAGCAGTTTTTCCGCCAGGTGCTTTTCCGCGATGACGGCATAACCAACTATCTGCCTCGAGGCGAATGCGAACAGTGCCGGATATCATGCCAGACCAGGCTCGACAACCGGCTTGAGTCGATACAGAAGGCCATCGTGGAAGCGGACGCTAAGCGCGAGAAGTCGAAGGACGAGATCACAAAGATGTTTACAACCCTTGTGAGCGACCTGGCGAAACTATCCGGAAGCGTAAACGAACACCACAAAAGGAGGTCTGGCGATGAGCAAGGCTGACATCACAAAGGCACAGCGGATCCTGGCCACGATCATCTCATACGCGAAGCAACCCAGCACCTACAGGGGGCTGGTCTACATGCTCGGGGCGTTCGGCGTCTCATTCAACCCGCAGTATTACGCCGGCATCCTGGCAGCCCTCCTGCTTGTCAACGGCCTGATCAACTTCTTCCGCAACGAGGATAAGCGCAAGACCATGACGCCCGACGAGATCGAGCAGGCCGGCCGGGCGATGCTCGCCAGCTATTATAAACTCAAGAGGAGACAGAAGGATGGATCAGACACAGCTCGCTAACCTGGCCCTGACGATGATGGGCCAGAAGCAGATTGGCATCATCACCGAGGACAAGCCAACGGCCATCCGGTGCAATAACCTGTGGGAACCCTCCTGGGAGGCCTTTTTGCAGTCTCACGACTGGAAATTCGCGAGGAAGCTGCAGGCCTTGGCCCTGGATGCATCCGAGCCGCCGATCGACTTTGAATACAGCTACACGCTGCCTGGCGACTGCCTGATGCCTCGGGCTCTCGTGGACTACAACAATCCCTTTACCCTGAGGGCCGGCAACACGCCGAAGACATTCGACATCGTGGGTGGCAAGCTGTGGACCGATGTCGAAAACGCCTACCTGCTCTACACGGCGAACATCACCGACCACAACTTGATGCCGCCGACGATCGCCATGGCATTCGCAAATTACTTTGCCATCCAGCTGTGCATCGGCATGACCGGGTCCAAGGCGGTGAGCAAGCTGCGCGACCAGCTAAGAGAGGACACGCCGCTCTTCATGGCCGAGGCGATCCGTATCAACGATATCTCCGGGTACAATCCAACGGTCGAAAGCGAGATGCCTCAGATGAACCCCTACCTCGCAGCGAGGTCCTAAGCCATGCAACTAATGCAGAAGAACTTCAACGCTGGAGAGCTGTCGCCAGAGCTTGATGCGCGCATCGATCTTGCGAAGTATGCCAGCGGGGCCAAGACCATGCTTAACGGCATTGTCCACCCCCATGGCGGCTTCACAGGCCGCAGCGGATCGGTATATGTCGCCACGGCGAAAAACCCCGCGGCTGCCGTCCGGCTGGTCCCGTTTGTGTTCTCGAAGGACCAGTCCTACATGATCGAGCTTGGGGAGACGTCCGGCGGAGAAGGCTATGCCAGGTTCTACATGGACGGCTGGCAGATCGAGAGCGGCGGCACACCCTATGAGCTTGTCAACGGCATCGGCGCCGTCGTTATTCCCTGGGAGGCTTCCCAGCTGGAGGAGATCCGCTTTTGCCAGAGTGCTGACATCTTGTTCATGACGCATCCGGACTGGGATGCCATCTACCGGCTATCCAGGACGGGGCATACAGCCTGGACGATCGACACGTTCCCCGTGGGGCCCCAGGTCGAACGACCGGAGGGCGTGGTTGTATCTGTGACCGGATCCACCGGCACCGAGTACCGCTACAAGATCACCGCCGTTGATGAGGATACCGACGAGGAGGGACTGCCAGCGCTCCAAGAGTACGACATTACAGGAATCACGCAGGCGAACCCAGGCGTCGTGTCGGCAGCCGGCCATGACTTCGAGAATGGCGACATCGTCGAGCTCGATGGCGTTACCGGTATGACCGAGGTCAACGGCGAGGAGTATACGGTTGCTGGCGTTGTCGCCGGCGTGAGCTTCACCATCGTGAACACGACGGGCTTCACCGCCTATGTCTCTGGCGGATCGGTCAGGCGGATCTACCTGGCCAGCGCGGCAGCCGCCCTTTCTAGCAGTAACTACGTCTCCTTGAGCTGGGACCCGGTCGATGGCGCTGGTCGCTATCTGGTCTATCGCGAATATGCCGGCACCTATGGCTACCTGGGGAGCTCTGATGCCCCGAGGTTCGCCGACAAGGGCTTGTTTGTGCCAAACACAGAGGAAACACCGCCGGGCTTCAGAGATCCATTTGAGGATGCTGG